AGGGTGTCATCAATATCAACCAGAACACAAGATGCAAATTGACGAATAGGGGTTCTGACCCCTGCCATGATGGGGGTTGGGATGTTGATTCTGTGTCTGGAGATTGCGTCGTAGTACTTTCTGACATAATTAAGCCTTGTTTCTTTAGGATAGTTTCTAAACATCGTCAAAGCAATCATGATATACATGAATTGAGGAGTCTCGTAGACTTCTCCAGTGCTCCGATCTTGTACCAGATATTTATCAACAACTTGTCTCAAACCAGCATATGTAAACTTAAAATCACGTTCGTGGTTAAGAAATGTATCAGCCTTTGCAATTTCTTCCTTAGTATATTGGTCAAAAATATCTTTATCATACAAATCTTGATAAGCAAGTTTAGTAATATGATCTTCTAAAGATGGCAACTCCCTAGTTCTACCATATAAACTCTTTCTCAATTGGAATAAAAGAAGTCTTGCTGCTACAAATTGATAATTAGGGTTCTCTAAGTCTATCAAATCACTAGCACTCTTAATCAATATCTCTTGTATCTCTCCAGTGGTTATACCATCATAGAATTGTATTCCAGAATTAATTTCTACCTGACTAGCAGATACTCCTGCAATACCATTACAAGCTTCTTCCACCATCTTATGCATCTTATCCAAATCAAGGGGTTCAGTCCCTCTACCATTACGCTTTTTAACTTTGATGCTGTCGCTCATGTTCGTTTCCAAGTGTTAAATTTTAGAGTTGCCTCTAGACCACGGTATGTATTTGATTCTACCAGATTTTGCACATCATGTCCAGCCAAGACCATATCATTTATGTCCTTCTGCTGAATGTTACTAGGCCATATTACAACAGTCTGCTTGGCTTCAATAGCAGACTGTATCCTACTGGTGATCTCTTTGCTTCGTGGTTCGTTATCATAGACCCACACAGGATCGCTAACCCCCCACTTACTAACATCACCATCTGCACCGCACATAGCAATCGAATTGTGTAGGAACGTACTGTCAAACGGTCCTTCAACAACGAAGACTGGAGTTCCTCCTCGGATTTTATCCAGTCCGTAGATCTTTGGTGCATCATCATCAAACATTACCGTGATATATTTAACAGAGTTCGGGCCAAGGGCTCTACCCTGTACCCCAACTATATCACCATTATAGCATAATGGTATAACTATGCGTTCTTCATCATAAGAAATGTTATCAAACGTTGGTTTTATTCCATTGATGAACCGTCTAAAGGTTTTGGCATAGTAAAAATCTCCTTGTACTTTTCTTCTATTGAGATATTCGGATGCTTTCTTCTCTTCATGTGCTCCTGGTAAGTCGAGCCTGACACGTCTTTTAAATCTGGGTTTGGATTCTTTTGCGACTTGGAGGACGTTTGGTTCGTTTGTTGTTGATCCTTTTCCTGTCTTTCCATCTTTAAACTTCTCTAAAGAATATTGAGACTGTAACGTCGAATCAACCTTCTTCAAGAAGGAATTAAAAGTCATGGAAGCACCACAGTTGTGACACCTATAATTTACACTTGTCTTTATTGCGTACAGATAACCTCTAGCCTTGCTTTTATTCTTCTTCGAGTCCCCACACAGAGGACACCTGCAATTATAGAGGTTTGGCTTAATTCTTTTGAATCTCTCTAGTCTCGGTGAGAGAAGACTTATATATTTAGCATCTATGTGATCCAACCAAGTTATGCAACACTTGGAGATACTATAACAGACTGAGGGGTGGGTGTCAATAGTGGACGGATAACTTTCTGTCCTACAGGTGATACAACGAAACTGATGATGGCAATAGCACCTGCAATAGACCACATCTTCATTTCTATCTTACGAAGTCTTTCATCTACCTTGCGAATATCTCTCTCACATCCTGCCTTAATCTCCTTAGTCGAACGGTTGACTTCTCTATGAACCGATTCCACTTTCTCAAATAAGACTGCATCTATCCTATCCTGCTTAGTTAATTTCTCATCATGGACAGCAAGCATCTGTCCCATCTTGACTGAGTTATCTTGCAATGTCTCTATTACTCTTTCAAGTCTTTCTACTACGGCCTCATTAACTCTCATCTTTCTTCTTCCAGTTTTTTCTAATACCTTTGGTCCAAATATACCTTTTCCTTAAAGGTTTCATGGGTTTATCATACCCTGCTACAGGCCCTTTGGCATCAGCACTGCCACCAAATCCCCCTTGAGTTCCTGCAGCATTACCTACAGACATTTCCTCTCGGAAATAATTTAAAATCTTATCAAGTTTTTTTGGATTCATTGTATGTCTGGTTTAGTTGCTTAAGACATTCAATATCAACCTGTATATCACTGATAAATGATTTAGGATGTTCAGGTAATTTACCAAGAAACATAACAAAGGTCTTCATTGGTTCCCACAACTCCTTTTCTATCTTGTAAAAGAGTAAAGGAGTTGTTGCATCTTGAAAAACATTATAAAGGACTATGAAATGATTTATAAGAAGATGGGACTTGAGATCACCAGTCTTCTTATATCTCTTCAATAGTCTCTTAATATACTTGAATTTTTTCATATCATTCAAGAAATCCTCATACGTCACCGCTTGAGGATTGTCATAATGTTTGATGGCAAAGATCAAATAGTTGTCATCATTTAGTTCATTAAAAATCATTTCAATTCATACAATACTAGGAAGGTGTAGGATACTGGATGCTATGGTCTCCTGTGGTAATACCAGACATGGCAACAAGAACTTCTTTCTTCACTCTAAGTTCTCCATTATCTTGTAAGTAAGTGGTAACACCAACCCAACCCTCAGCATCTACTCCATAAGAAGCAGATAGTCCACCATTGATGGCAGTTGTAGAAATACCATATACTAATGAATCAGACTCAAAGTCAGAACCAGGGTTTCTATACCTGTCTCCCTGTAAATCAAAGAGAGTATACTTAGGTAACTGTGACACATAGAAAGAAGTACCAGCAGCTGCAGTAACTGCAGATAAATCAGCAATACTTTCGCTGACTAATGCATCAGTATGAGCAATAGCACATTCTTGAGTACCAGCAATACTAACGATAACCACGTTACCGTAATATGTACCAGCATCGGAACGAACACCAACGCTGATTATGTCACCAACTGATGCTGACCCTGTTTCTCCAAAACTTGTACCAGCACCGAAAATTATCTTGGTGTCATAACTGAATCCAGTTATAAGGCCAACATTGTCGATGTTATTGTTATTTCCCCAAAGAGCCATGTTCTTTTCCGTAGAATTTCTGTGCTATAAGATATTTATTAAAGATAGGCTTTGGAGATATTAGTAGCAAATCCTATGACCGTAGTGCCAGCTGCCAATACTGCTGCGGCTCCAATCACCCATTTTTCTACTACTTTTAATCTCTCACGAAGCTCTTCTTGCTTCTCCTCTAACCTTTCTATTTTCAATTGCATCACAGTGATACGAGTCTCCTGTGTTGCATCTAATCCTAAATCTGCCATTCACTTATTGCAAGTGAATTATTTAGTCGTCTGGATCTAAGAAGTTTACAGTCTCGTGATCTTTCTTTCTTAACCTCTTCTTTGCTTCTGCTCCAGCATCTCTACCATAGTCATGCTTAGGAGCATCTTTTTTCTTGGTCACTCTCTTCATAGCACCAATTGCTTTATCTTTCCATCCCTCAAATGCTAGTTTAGGTCCACCTGCTTTCTTCTCAGCAGCTGATTTTTCGTTTGGATTCATGTTACCTTTCGCAAGATTACGTAATTTTGCTTTCTTTTGTGCTGTTCTATGTGCTGACTTATCAATATCAAAACTTTCTTTCTCAACCTTTTTCTCAGGCAATCCTTTATGCTTTGTCTTAGCAAACTTCTTAGCATCTTTCATGCTAATGTCACCTGCGACATCAGAAACTTCTTTAGATGGGTTCTTCATCTCACCCTTCTGGGCAGCACGTACCATTCCAAAGAATCGTTGCTGTTTTTTAGATACTGCTGGCATTAGTCACTACCACGATTAGAGTATCTATCAGAATACCTACCATCTGATGCTTTTTCAGTGGCATCTCTACCATCTTCCTTTGCTCTCTTTGCTCTAATTGCAGCATTCTTTTTCTTTTGAGCAGCAGATGGTTGTGGCATCTTGTCACCCTTAGTTAAAACACCATCACCATGTTTCGCTTTGAGTTTAGCAAGAACATACTTAAATGCATCTTTTTCTTCTTTCACTTTTTTCTTTTTAGAATCAGATTTTTTATTTTTATTTCTAGAAGCTGCATAATTTAATGCACCACCAACAACAGAACCAGCACCAGATAAAGCACCACCAACTATAGCACCCTTTGCTGCTTGACTTGCACCATATGCTTTTGCAATATTACCAACTGCATTAAGTCCAGCAGTTACTGCCATACTTGCACCCAATCCTTCTACGACTGCATTAGCAGGTAGTTGTGGTTTCTTTTTAGAACCAATCTGCTTCTTCAAGTCATCATAATCCATCTGGGTTCTGATTTTACGTGCAGCATCTTGATCCTTTGGATTGTTACTGACACTTTTTGTGAAAGCGTATTCTCTACGCTTATCACGGAAGTCTTCGTAGGTTATCATTATCCTCCGTACTGCTTCATGAACTCTTTAAATGCAGGAGAATTGATTCCTCTATCAGGAGAATCCATTCTCTTTTGTTTTGCACTTCTCTTGTCTTTCTTTTCTTCTTTCTCAGGATTTCTCATTGCCTGATAGTTTTCATCAAATACATCCCAATTCAATTCAATAATCTCTTCTTCAGTCATAGGACTAACCTTGAACTGAACATCATTCATCTCACCAAGTTCATCAAGAGCCTCAGCAACTCTATCCCAAAGAATCTCTTCCTTTATCTTCTTTTCTTTTTCCACCTTACCACCTTTACCATAGGTTACACATGGATCTTGTCCACAACCACAATTTTTTGACTCAAGAACTTCTACTTGTCCACCAAGTGCTTGCTCCAGTTTAATTTCTGGATCAATAACTACCTTATTCTTTACATTACTTTCTTTTACTTTTTTTGCTGCTGCTGATTCTGGTTCGTCTACAACCTCAGATAAATCATTTCTCCAATTAGAAAATGATTCCTTCTTTACCTTCTTACCCATTGCCTTTTTAATGGCCTTATCTTTAGAACCAAAGTACTCATCCTTACCACTTTCTATCTTACCATCACCATCATAGTCCTTAGCAGCCATCTTCTCACGAATTACATGCTCATGCATATGTCCCTCAACAATTTCTAATGAAGAAACTGGAATATGTTTTTCTACACCATGCTCAAACATTACATCATAATGAACAACATTACCATGCTCATCTAAATCATGCATTTCTGGGATACATCTTCCCATACCATACTCTTCATGCTTTACTTTAGATGCACAGTCATGCTTCTTTTTCTTTTTACTACCATATGCTTCAGTAGTAGGAACTTTCTGACCATTCATAGTAGCATATAACTCTGCATACTCTTCATTCTTGAGATGATCAGCAGCAGCATATCCCTTAGCACCTGCTTTATAGTTTTGATATGCTTTGGTATTTGCTTTCTTATCTGCTCTGGTAACTATCATCTTCTTAGGAGCACCAGCAGCATCGTCTCTCTTCTCACGACTTGCTAATTCTTGTCCAGCAGATTTAGGCTTTCCATATACTGCTTCTGCATAAAGGGAATTCAAGTCCTTCATTGCTTTCTTCTCAGAATAAATGTCCATTTTATCAAGAACTAGTTTTTTCTATACTTATTTAGGAAATTTTTAAATGACTTGACTGTAGCACCAGGTGTTTTCTCTTCTGCGTTCTTCAAATACCCCTTTGTACCTACCAAAGTATTAGGATGAGTCTTATCTCTCATCTTACGATCCATTTTTACTTCACTATATGCTTCAGAGACATCACCTATCCAAGATTTGAACATCATTTTGTCTTCTGTGACGCTAATAAGGTAATTTGTACCCCTACGAACGATGCGACCTCTCAGTCCAGTGTTCAAATTCTCAACCAAATCACCTATGTTAAAGATCTTTTTGAGGAAGAAATTCTCACGTAGTCCTTCCCAATCAAGTTTAGGTGCAATCCTCCATAAACCTTCATCTATCTTAGTTTCTGCTTTAACTTTCTTTTCTGCTGCACGTTTTACTGAATTGAAGATGTTTTTTGCTAATTTTTCATCAACCTTGGATGGCATTCCACTCAACCAAGTCTTAAAATCATCGTCTGCTGCTGCCTTTCTTAGTTTAGACGCAGACATTCCCTCGATGCCCTCAGCATCGGGGTCTCTGTCCCCTGCTGAAACAACGTTAATGTCCTCAAAATCATAGAGTTCTCCGTTGTATTTGAGTGCGAGTTTCTCAAATTCAGCCTGTCTGTCAGCACCAACCACGATGTTGATACTGGAGTATCCATCTTCATTTGCTTTCTTTAATACATTAAATATGGTCTTCATCTCACCGTCATTCACAATTCTTTCACCATGTGAAGGATATAACTGCCTCATAAAGGCAATTTTTTCGTCTGGTGATAGTGGATTTTTATTATCGTCTTGTGTTCTTGATGGATAAATGCCATAATCCCCACCTTTTGATGCTGATTTTGCAGCATTCATTAGTTTTTCATGTCCAACCGTGGGTGGATTGAACCTTCCAAAGGCAACAGTAGCAGTTCCTTTGTCTTCTTTTTCTCCTTCACCACCATCATCTGATGCTGGCATTCCAGTTGCACCACCTTGTGCTTGTGGTTGCTTAGTCTGTTGAGCAGGTTGAGCCTGTGCTGCTTTTTGTTTAGCAGGTGCGTCTTCTTTACCTCCTCCTCTCTTTTGAGCAAGTACTAATTCACCCTTTTCAGTATGTCCACGGTAATTTCCTTCCCTATCATACCAATTTCCATGCCCATCCGACACAAATCCCAAGCGTCGAGCTTGCTCAACTGCACGGGATGTTCTAGGTGCTTCGGATAAAAACTGTTGAAAAGACTTCATATTACTTACTTTCCATAATCTTATTTATTTCTTTTTATAATCACACATTATATGAGTGGGATATGTTCCTCCCTGCTTATTTCTAATGTTCCACATAAATTTATACAATGAACTTTCCATATGTATATCAATACGTTTACCTGTACCTGAAGATCCACCATAATTAACAGTAATACCACCTGTGATGTTAGAGGCTTTCTTCATAAATGCTTTATCAACTTGATACATTTGAACTTTTCCTACCCCACCATGAACCATCCAATAATTATATCCTATAGCATACTGTAACATTGTTTTTATCATATTAATATCTGCCTCTGAGGTAGTATCAACCTTTGAACCTTTATAACCTTTACCATACTTTTCAAAAACTGATGCAAATTCAACTGGATCGATACCAAACATTTTAAAAATACCTTTACCAATTGAATTAGTATAACCACTATAACCAGTTTGTTTAGTGAAATAATTTTTATAGTCATTTGGTAAAAATATTCTACCAACACCAGAATTGATAAAGGTTAAAGTATTTCCATGTTTAAGAGAGAGGTATACTTTTTGTTTATTTCTAAACTCTGTAGTAATATCAGTGATTGTGCTGCCAATATCTAAAGTATCTCTTCCACCAGCAGTGACATATAATTTACTAGTATTTCCTGCTATTGGTCGTGGTTGATTCCTTCCACCTACAGCTTCAACACCAATAAGTCCTCCAGGAATTGCTATTTTCTCAAGCAATTCCTTTGCCTCTTTCTCATATGGAGTTGGTTTACATTGACAATTCAAATAACAATCAAGACTTTCATAGAAATCTTTTTCAAATTTAATACCCAGGTTTACCCTTTTACCAGTTTGTCCTCCAAATTCTTCTGTTTTTTCCAAGTCATTTAATTTAACTGTCTCTATTGTACCATCATCTACATACTTTCCAGTAAATTTTAACGAACCTTTACCATTCAAAGCATTTTCCAAACGAGCATATGCTTCTTGATAATCAGACATCTGATCTGTCTCAAAAGCAACTATCTCCTCATTCCCTTCAGTAAAAACTAACGCTTCTGCATCAAACTGTCCTCCCTTTACTCCATTACCTGGTCTAACCAAAAATCTATTCATATAACCAGGAAAATGAAAGAACTTCTTTAAAAGAATTTCTGCTCTATCTCCTTTCTTAATCTGAGTTTTATCTAACTTTGCCATCAAACTTTCTAAGTATTTAGATACTAACCTCCGCCAAAATCATACTGGTTTTCACTTATAAAATCAAGGTAAGCATACCAATCGTGTTGTTCACACCCATTGTTTAAAGCATCATACATTAGATCAACAGTATTATGATGAGGAAATATAGGATGCTTACATGTGTATTCGGGTACTACAAATGACATTAGAAATGATCCTCTAGTCCTTCCTGTGGTACAGGTTTCCAATCCTTACCATAGTATTTCTCTAGCATATTAAGGTGAGGAGCACGTGCAATCTGCTCTTCTGTTGGTGGATTAGATTTAGGTGGCTCTGGTGGAAACAACTCTGTCTGTATACCATCTGGTTCCCAAAACCATTCTTCTGGATCCTCTCCTTTCATATGAGTGAACCCATAGAAGGATCCATCCTCTCTCACATATAACATGTGATGATCATGAGGATTGAGTAACCACATCTTACGAATCTTATCAGTAGTCTTATATCCTATCTCTTCCTTAGTTAATTTTTTCATCTCTTAGTGGTGTTGCTGCGTGTTCGGTTTATTATACTGATAAACTTATCACCAGCAAAGGTTCCACCAAGACACACATCAATCTCATCACCATCCAACCAATTCGTATCACCATTCATCTTAGTATGATTCATGGCTTCTTGAATCTTATCAATTACTTCTTGAGTTAACTTCATACATCACCTTCCTTTCTGTTTTCTGAGTAGTGAACATCAAACTCTCCACCAGGATATCTTGCCTTTAACTTCTCTACATTCATTTCAATAATCTCATTGAAGTCTGTATCAAGTGCCATACATGCCTGAGCAACATACCACATGATGTCTCCAAGTTCTCTCTTCATATGAAAGATGTTCTCATCATTCACGGGCTTACCTTGGAAGACAATCTTCTTTACTACTTCAGTAAACTCACCACCTTCAGCACATATGCCAAGAGCAGCAGTTAGTAAACGATGAACAGGTATTCCATCAGGATCTTTCTGAATCTCAAAGCATCTTGAATTGAATGCAATATAATCATTCGATTCTTTAGATGTTACTGCGTCTACAAACTCAGTATACTTTTGTGTGTCTACTTGTTTAGTCATAGTTAAAATTCAATAAGGTCGCTTTGTGGTAATCCAAGTTCTTCTCCTTCTGGTTCAAAGGGAAGTCTGTCAACTGCTTTTGGTAATCCTTGTTGACCAGGTAGTTCCTCAGTAGGAGTTACACTAACATCAACTGTTTCAGGGTTGATAAGTTTAGGAGCATCAATTCTCCTATAAGTTAATTCCTTTACACCCTTGTTAACAAGTATGAGATTTTGTGCGGTTCTTTCACGACCACAATCAGCATACTGTTCACCTTTCTCATCAAAAACTCTATAAAAAGGATACTCAGTCATTAGAATTTAAGTTTACTAAATTTTTCCTTAAGAGGTTTCTTATCAGAGAAAGCTTTCTCCGCTAAAGCATCATACTCTTCTTCTGTCTCACTGTCAAGTAAATCCTTTTGAGCACTTTGCTCACAGTCATACAATCTCATCTTGGCACGATCAATACCAATCACAAACCTCTTATTGATAGTTGGATCATTGTATCTATTCTTCAATTGCTTTACTAAAATCTGTCCCAAACCTTCCAACTCTTCTGTAGAAATAAGGGCAAACATAAGGTCAGCAGTAGCAGGGAGTCCAAAAGACTCAGAGGT